CAGGACTCTATTCTTTGTTCATACCTATGGAATGGAACTACGAAGGCTACATTGATTCTTATGGCTTTCCTGTATTCAACACACCAAAAAAAGAAGTAGTAGGTCCTCTTGGAGACGCTATAACTCAAGGTGTAATAGAGTACTGGGACAATGAAGTAGAAGGATTAAAGCAAGATCAAGACGGTTTAAATGAATTTTATAGACAGTTTCCACGCACAACTAAGCATGCGTTTAGAGATGAGTCTAAAGAATCTTTATTTAACTTAGCAAAAATATACGAGCAAATAGATTTTAATGAAGATCTTAAAAACTCAATAAATGTTACTCAAGGAAGCTTTCAATGGCAGAATGGAGAGAAAGATACAAAAGTTATATTTGTTCCAAACAAAAGCGGAAGATTCAGAGTTTCCTGGGTTCCACCTTTAAATCTACAAAATCGTGTGATAATAAAGGGTGGATTGAAATATCCAGGCAATGAACACTGTGGAGCATTTGGCTGTGACAGTTATGATATATCAGGTACGGTTGACAAAAGAGGATCTAATGGATCTTTGCATGGACTCACTAAGTTTAGCATGGAGGACGTGCCGCCGAATCATTTCTTTTTAGAATATATAGCTAGACCACAAACAGCTGAAATATTTTTTGAAGATGTATTAATGGCTTGCGTGTTTTACGGGATGCCAATACTAGCAGAGAATAACAAACCTAGATTATTATACCACTTTAAAAGAAGGGGTTATAGAGGTTTTTCAGTAAATAGACCAGATAGAAGTTACAATAAACTATCGGTGACAGAAAGAGAGCTTGGTGGAATACCAAATTCAAGCGAAGATATAAAACAAGCGCACGCTGCTGCAATTGAAACGTACATTGAGTCATTTGTTGGTTTAAAAGAAACTGGATATGGTGATATGTATTTTCAAAGAACGCTAGAAGACTGGGCTAAATTTAATATAAACAACAGAACAAAACATGATGCTTCCATCAGCTCTGGACTTGCTTTGATGGCGTGTAATAAACATAGATACGCTCCTTCAAGCCCCGTTCAAAGAAAAGTTTATGACTTAGGAATAAAAAGATATGACAACAAAGGATCGATGTCTAAAATAATAAAATAAATGAAGATATACACAAATACCAATAGTGCTTTTCCTAGCCAAGTTGTTAGTGACGAAGAGAAGGCAAGCTGGGATTATGGCTTGCAAGTTTCTCAAGCTATTGAAAACGAGTGGTTTGACCAGGGTAGAACTAGTGGTAATAGATATTTGAGTAATTCAAATAACTTTCACCAACTAAGGCTTTATGCTAGAGGAGAGCAATCTACTCAAAAGTATAAAGATGAATTGTCTATAAACGGTGACTTGTCTTATCTTAATTTAGATTGGAAGCCTGTGCCTGTTATATCTAAGTTTGTAGACATAGTTGTTAATGGTATGTCTAACAAAACATACGACATAAAAGCGTTTGCTCAAGACCCTGAGTCTATGAAGAAACGAACTGGTTATGCTGAGGCTGTTCTTAGGGATATGTACTCTAAAGATTTAATTGCAAAAGCTAACGCAGCGACAGGTCAAAACTTTATGAACTCCGGTTTACCTCAAAATGAGTTGCCAGAAACTCAAGAAGAGCTTGATCTACATATGCAGCTTTCTTACAAGCAGTCTATAGAAATAGCTGAAGAAGAGGCTATATCAAACACTTTATCCTTTAATAAGTGGGATTTAACTAGAAGAAGATTAAATTATGATTTAACAGTTTTAGGTATAGCTGCTGTTAAAACTAATTTCAACGCATCTAATGGTATAACTGTTGACTACGTAGATCCAGCTTACTTAGTATATTCTTATACAGAAGATCCAAACTTTGACGATGTTTATTATGTTGGCGAAGTAAAGTCAGTTACAATACCAGAGCTTAAAAAGCAATTCCCAAATATAACAGATGAAGAATTGCAAAGAATACAGTCTATGCCTGGAAACCGGCAATATATATCAGGCTGGGGTAATTATGATGAAAACACAGTTCAAGTTATGTATTTTGATTACAAAACTTACATGGACCAGGTTTTTAAGATTAAAATTGGAAACAATGGTTTAGAAAAAGCTATTGAAAAAACAGACGCTTTCAATCCACCACCTAGCGACAACTTTGAAAGAGTTTCTAGGTCTATTGAAGTATTATACACCGGTGCTAAAATAATAGGTACTCAAGAAATGCTAGAGTGGAAACTGTCTGAAAACATGACAAGACCATTTGCTGATACTACTAAGGTAGAAATGAACTACGCTATAACAGCGCCTAGAATGTACAAAGGTCGCATAGACTCTATCGTAAGTAAGGTAACTGGTTTTGCTGATATGATTCAATTGACTCATTTAAAATTACAGCAAGTAATGTCTAGAATAGTGCCTGATGGTGTTTTCTTAGATATGGATGGTTTAGCTGAGGTGGATCTTGGAAATGGAACAAACTATAACCCAGCGGAAGCGTTGAATATGTATTTTCAAACTGGTTCTATTGTGGGTAGATCACTCACTCAAGATGGTGAACTAAATAGAGGTAAAGTGCCAATTCAAGAGTTAAACTCTTCAAGCGGTCAAGCTAAAATACAAAGTTTAATACAAACTTATCAGTATTACTTACAAATGATCCGTGACGTAACAGGATTGAATGAAGCTAGAGATGGTTCTGCTATGGATAAAAATTCATTAGTAGGATTACAAAAGATGGCAGCTAATGCATCCAATGTAGCAACTAGACACATATTACAGTCTAGTCTGTATCTAACCCTTAAAACCTGTGAAAACATATCTCTTAGGCTTTCTGATGTTTTAAACAATCCGTTAACAGCTAACGCTCTTCAACAAAGTATATCTTCTTTCAACGTAGGTACACTTAAAGAAGTTCAAAACTTAAACTTGCACGATTTTGGTATATTTTTAGAGCTAGAACCAGACGAAGAAGAGAAGCAGCTTTTAGAACAAAATATACAAATAGCGTTACAATCAGGCGGTATAGATCTTGACGATGCTATAGATATTAGGCAAGTTAAAAACCTAAAGCTAGCAAATCAAATGCTTAAGCAGAAAAGAGCTACTAAAGCTAAGGAAGATCAAGCTAGGCAAATGGCTAACATACAGGCGCAAGCTCAAGCTAATGCAGAAAGTGCTGAAAAAGCAGCTTTATACGAGGTACAAAAACAACAAGCTTTAACTCAGGAAAAAGTTAACATAGAGCAGGCTAAGTCTCAATTTGAAATACAAAGATTACAAACAGAGGCAACAATAAAAAAAGAGTTAATGGCAGAAGAGTTTAATTATCAAATGCAACTAGCTCAAGCTACTATACGAAGAGAAGCTGAAAGAGAAAAAGAAATAGAAGATAGAAAGGACGAAAGAACTAAAATACAAGCAACTCAACAGTCTGAATTAATAGATCAAAGAAAAAACGATTTATTACCTAAAAACTTTGAGTCAAGTAATGATAGTCTAGGAGGTTTTGGTTTAGAACAGTTCGCTCCTAGATAAAAAGTAAACACAATTATTTAATTATATTATATTATGTCAGAAGTAAAACAAGAAGAACCTGTTAAGCAGGAAGGTGAGTTTAAAATTAAAAAGAAAACTCCAAAAAAATTAACACCACAAAATGATGGACCTATAAAGGTTAACATCAAAGAACCTTTAATTGAAACTGAACCAGAAGTTACAAAAGTAGTAATACCCAGCGAAGAACCAATTAAGGAAGAAGCTAAAGAAGTTTCCACCCCAGAGCCTATATCTGTTGAAGATTTTCAGCAAATACAAGAGGTAACTGAGGAGGAAAAGAAAGAGGTAAAACAAGTGGTAACAGAAGCTAAAGAAGCTTTGAGAGATGAAAAGATACTAGGAAAAGCTTTACCTGAAAACGTAGAGAAGTTAGTTTCTTTTATGGAAGACACAGGCGGAACAGTTGAAGATTACGTTAGATTAAACGCTGACTATTCGAATGTATCTGACGAAGTGCTTCTTAAAGAATATTATTTAAAAACGAAACCTTATCTAGAAAACGACGACGTAAGTCTTCTACTAGAAGATTATAGCTACGACGAAGAGCTAGATGAGGATATAGATATACGCAAAAAGAAGCTTGCGTTAAAGGAAGAGGTTGCTAAAGCCAAAAACTTTTTAGAGGAAACAAAGAGTAAGTACTACGACGAGATCAAGTTGAGACCGGGCGTAACTCAAGACCAACAAAAAGCTATGGACTTTTTTAATCGCTACCAAGAAGACCAGAGTAGAGCTGTGCAGAAGCAGGATCAGTTTAAATCTAAAACCAAAGAATTATTCAACGACGACTTCAAAGGTTTTGATTTCGAAGTTGGAGATAAAAAGTTTAGATACGGATTACAAAACAAAGATGCTGTTGCTGAAAAACAATCTGATATTAACAATTTCATTGGGAAGTTCTTAGATGATAAAGGTAATATTAAAAATCACAAGGATTATCACAAAGCTCTATATGCTGCCATGAATACTGATAAACTAGCTAATCATTTTTACGAACAAGGTAAAGCTGATGCCGTAAGAGATGTTGTTAACAGCTCAAAAAACCCTAGTACAAGCCCAAGGCCTACTAGTGACGGTAATGTTTTTGTAAATGGTTTCAAAGTTAAAGCTATTAGTGGTATGGACTCTTCAAAGCTGAAAATTAAAACAAAAAAATTTAACTAAAAAAACTAAAAATTATGGGATTAAATGATCCATTTGGTAGTATAGTACCTTCTCAAAAACAACAGGTATTAAACGATAACTACCTAACTTTTAACGATGCCGCTGGAGGCGGAACTTTCGCACAACAGTATTTACCTGAAATTTACGAACAAGAAGTAGAGCGTTACGGAAACCGTACGTTATCTGGATTCTTACGTATGGTAGGTGCTGAATTACCAATGACTTCAGATCAAGT